TCATTCCGGGAGCATCTTGGTGAAGTACTGGTCGATTTTGTCGTCGACCGCGGTCCGGGCCGCATCGAAGGTATGCATGTACACCTGCTTCATGACATGGTCCGAGCTCCATCCGCCGCGCTCCATCGCGTACTTGTCTGGGACTCCCAGCATGAGCATGACCGAGGCGTTCATGTGGCGCAGATCGTGAAACGTCATCTCGAACCCGTGCTCGCGTGAGATCCTGCACCAGCGGTAGTAGATCTGGTACCGCGTCTCGGGGATGAGGTATGCGTCCGGATCGTGACGCTTCCATGCTGGCGTCTTGCGGATCAGGTCCATGATGTATGGCGGCAGGCGGTGGCGGCGCAGGCGCGTCTCGACCTTCGCGTTGTCTTTGATGGTCGGCAGGCCGTCCACCTGCACCATGACGCGGTTGATGGTTATGTACCCGTTCTTCACGTCCGAAACCCGCAGACCTTTGATCTCGGAGAGGGAGAAGGACAGCCAGATGGCGAGCATGCATGGGAGCTCGATGTCAGTCCCGACGATGGCTTTGAACACGTCCTCTGGCGGTGGAAGCTCCCGGATGTGGCGCTGGACCTTCGGGAGCTTTACGGGGTATGACAGCCCGCACTCGCTCTTAAGGGCCGCGGATAGGAGCCCGTATTCGTTCTTCACTGTTTTGGGGCTCACGCGGTCCAGCTCGGCGTTTACGGCGTCCTGAATGATGGGGCCGGTCAACTTCTTGATGGGCGTGCTCATGAGCCCGGAGAAGGCCATCTTGCGGACCTTGCGGTATGCTTGGATGGTCGTGGGCGAGAGCACGGGCTCCGAGTGCTTTATGTAGTTGTCTATCACCGTTCCGACCGTAAGATCTGGAGGATGGCGCTTCAGCTTGTCGCGGTTCTTTATGAAGACCGCGGCGTCGTACTCTGCTTCGGCTTTTGTGGGTGCGGTGAAGGATTGGAAGATCCTTTTCCCGGTCTCATCCGTATGGGAGTAGACCATGCATCGCCATGAGTCACCTCTTTTTGTAGCTTTTGGCATTGACATTCACCTCGACTTTACATAAAATAGGCATTAGAAAACAGAGCCCTGCGCGGGCTGTTTTCGGGGAATGAGCGGCTTGTGGAAGGGTGCGCTCATTTTTTATACTGTACTTCGTCCTCTTTTATCACCACGGGCCGGTCATCGAAGAAGTGACCGCGCTGGATGTGGCTCTGCTCGTGCTGGAACGATCGCGCTTGTTTGCTCTGGGAGTGCAGGGCATTCGTGTAGACGTTGTAGTCGTCGTGCGAGTCCTTCACGGTCACCGCGTTGATCGTCAGCGGCAGGGGTATGGACCTTGCTATGATTTCTTCCGTTTTTCTCACCTTCTTTCTTGTATTTGCATTGTAGCACTTGATGTGTCCGGTATTCTGGACTCTATTCGTAATCATCGGATTTTAATGCTTCGATGATCTTGATAGCCTTTTCGATGTCCTCTTTTGTGGCGTTCTCAGCAACGGAGAAAAGCATTCGCATCTCCGGTCTGCCGCTGAAGGCACGCTCGAGGAGTTCTTCGGTGCTTTCAGATCTCAGAGGGGCTTTGGGCTCACTCTCCAGTTCGGGATCGTCGGTCCAGCCCATGAGGTATGAAGGCGAAGTATGGAGCGCTTCGGCCATCTGCATGATTTTATTCTGCCGCAGTTCGTTCTGCCCGGCTTCGATTTTCGCGATGGTCGATCTGGACGTATAGCCGAGCTTGCGGGCGAGGTCGTCCTGAGTCATGTGTAACTGTTCGCGGCGCTCTCTGATCCTCGTTCCTATTGCATCAGAGCCCACGTCATCACTCTCGGGCTGGCTCTGAGCCATCATCATGATTTCATCCGGATCTGCTCCGTAAACGTGGCAGAGATCCTTTATGGTTTGAACTGTAATTTTCCTTTCCCCTGTTTCATAACGTTGGACCGTTTTAATGGTCTTTCCAATGGCAGACGCCGCATCATCAAGGGTCATTCCCTGCTCGATGCGTTTTTCTCTTAGAATCTGCCCTAACGTCTTGTAGAAGTCGTACTCATAATAGTTAGTTTTTGCCATGCCGGTATTCTCCTATCATGGCGTCAGTATAGACCACATCTGGATAAAAATCAACCGGCGGACAAAAATATTATCCGAATAAGGACAAATTCCCTTGACTATGACTGCCCGTAGTGCTAAGCTGTATTTGTCCAGTTGAGGACAAAACCAGAAAGGAGGACAATGCTGTGTTCGGGGATAAAATCCAGATAAATGGGAAGTTATCGCTGAGGGAGCTTAGAGGGCTCACAGGGATGAATCAGGAAGAATTCGCGCATTTTGTGGGGATTCCTGTCACTTCGTACAGGCGTTATGAACGCGACACATCTTCAATGGAGTTTGGACGACTCGTCCAGATCTGCGATAAATTGGGGATAAGTGTAGCTCATGTCGCCTGTTAATTTTTTTTACTGGCATTTGTCCAGAAAAGGACATTATGTATGGTACACGATTTCAGGGAAACCTGCGCGATGCTTCGGATCAGCAGATCAACGTTGAACCGGCTATGTGCGCAGAGAAAGATCGGATTCCTGCAGGAAGGGAAGAACTGTAAAAGGCTTTTTACAGATGATCACATCAAGAAGTATCTGGGCCGCGTGGAGAAGCGAGCCCGGTGAGGAGGTAGAAATGAAAGCATTTATAAGCGCGATGGCGCTGGTAGTGATGATGCTCATGGCGGCATTTCCTTTCGTCGTGATTGCATTGACTTGGATGGCATGGCCGGGGGTGAGCATATGACGACGAGAGATGATCTGGTCCGCATTGCGGGCATCCTTAAGAAGATTGACGATGAAGGCATCTATGGCTACTACCCTGCGGGGCGTGAGATTCAGATGACGCCTGAAGTGCTTCACAGGCTTTTCCCCGGCGCGGAGTTCGCCATCAAAGAGGACGCGGCATGGGAGGGCAAAGTCGAGGTATCAACAATGTACGAAGGGGTGAAGTTCTTCACTCTGGTATCCAGACAACTCTGGGACGAGATTCTGTCAAAGAAGACGCTCGCTGATGAGATCGTGGAATTCGCCAGAAAGATGGACCAGCTCTCCGCAGAGGCGGACGCGTTCAGGGCTGAGCTATGAGGAACTGCCGCAGGGAAGAGGAGCGCTTCACTCGGGAGTATTTCGACAGGCTTCGAGCCCTGTCGAAGCTCCGGGCGAGGCGCTGGACCGCGGCAAGACACCGGTGGGAAGTACGCCACGTCGAGGCGGCAGAGTGGCTCTACTGGTCGGCGCTGGTCCTGCCTTTTGTAATCGCAGTATGGAGGTACGTGGAATGGTTGAGATGAGCATATGGCAGATCGACCGGCGGATGCTGGAGATCGGCGACCGGGCGGAAGATCCCGAGACGGGCGAGATCCTCGACGAGGAGCTTTACGCAGAGCTTGAGGCTCTGGAGATGGCAAGGCCTGAAAAAATCGAGAACCTCGCCTTATGGATCAAGGACCTGCAGGCGTTTGCCGCGGATCTGAAAGAGGAGAAGCTGGCGCTGGCGAAGCGTCAGGGACAGGTCGAGGCGAAGGCCGAAAAGCTCCGGGGATGGCTGATGCAGTTCCTGCATGGCGAGAAACCGAAGAGCGCGAAGTATCAGGTCCGTTACAACACTACTCAGGCGGCGGTCGTCACCGATGAACAGGCGGCTATCGACTGGCTCTGGGACAACGGCTACGAGGAGGCCGTGAAGGTCGACACCTCGGTGAAAAAGGACGCGCTGAAGAAGATCTTGAAAGGAGGGGCTGACGTCCCGGGTGCCTGCCTTGAGGAGCGCGTCAGCATGACGGTGAAATGACGCAGTGTGATCGTATCTTACAACACATGAAGGACTTTGGAAGCATCACCGCGCTGGAGGCCATGAGGGAGTATGGCATCATGCGGCTGGCGTCGAGGATCAACGATCTGAAGAAGGCCGGTATCGAGGTAAAGCGCGAGATGGTCACTGCTAAGAACAGGTACGGCGAGAGCGTGGCGTTTGCCCGCTACTCACTGAAATAAAAAGGAGCGAGAGAATGGAGAAGATGAACTTATTCCAGCGCATGGCTGGGATCACTGCAGAGCTCGGAACGGTCGCGAAGAACCTAAATGTGCAGACCGGTAAGGGCAAGTCATACAAGGCGGTTTCGGAGCGCGACATCATCGACGCGGTGAAGCCGCTGGAGGCGAAGTACGGCGTGTACTCGTACCCGAGCGAGCGCGAGGTGGTCGAGTCCCAGATCCTCGAAAGCGAGACCGACTATGGTAAAAAGACCACGTTTTTCGAGCGGGTCAAAACCACCTACGCCTTTGTGAATGTGGACGATCCGATGGACCGCATCTCGATGGTGACTTACGCCGAGGGGCTGGACTCTGGGGACAAGGCTTCCGGGAAGGCTATGACCTATGGCGACAAATACGCGCTGATGAAGGCCTACAAGATCTCCACCGGCGATGATCCGGACGAGCAGGCCAGTGAGGACAGGAACTACACCCGCTATGGTGCGAAACCCGCCGCCAGACGGGCTGACGTCCCGCAGGTTAAATGCGAGCGGTGCGGTCGGGTAATTACTCCATACGTCACCGCGAAGGGCACACAGGTCTCCACGGAGGCTCACGCGGCCCGTTCAAAGGAGAAGTTCGGGCATGTCTACTGCCTTGACTGCATCAGCATCTTAAAGGATGCGCAGGCGCAGGAGCAGATAAGGCATGAGGAGGCCATGAATGGTGCTCACTAAAAAGGCACGCTGGTACACCGATCAGGATGGCTCGTGGGTGAGCTTTTGTCTGGACCGCTACGATGCGGCGAAGCTCACCTCGAGCTTTACCGAGGGGAAGGTGTACGAGCTCTCCCTGAAGGAGCACCGGAAAAAGCGGAGCCTGAACGCCAACGCCTACTTTTGGACCTTGGTGGATGCTCTGGCGGAAGTGCTCGGGGAGTCACCTCGTGATGTCTACCGGAGCTACATCCCGGATATCGGCGGGAACTCCACCGTGGTCACCGTGCAGTCGGATCTGGTCGAAGATCTGGGCCGTATGTGGTGCGAGGGGCATGATGGGCGGATGTACGTGGACATGGGCGAGTCGTGGACGAACCCGGGGTATCACGACGTCCGGGTCTACAAGGGCTCCAGCGACTACAACTCCCAGCAGATGAGCAGGCTCATCGACCTGATCATTGAGGACTGTAAGGCTCAGGGAATCGACACCGTGTCCGATAAAGAGAAGCAGGCCATGCTCGAAGCATGGGCGGAGGGAAGATGAAGAGCATCATCCAAGAAGAGAGGGAGTGCTACCTCTGCGGATCTCAGCGAGATCTGGAGAAGCACCACGTGTTCGGCGGTCCGAACAGGCACTGGTCCGAGGTCTATGGCTTGACCGTGTACCTCTGCCACACCTGTCACAATGAACCGCCATTCGGGGTGCATCATAACGCGGAGGCCATGCAGGCCTTGCGTCAGAAGGTCCAGCGGATAGCAATGGAGCACTATGGATGGTCCGTCGAGGACTTCAGGGCCATCTTCGGAAGATCGTATTTGTAGGAGGTATTCATGAATTCTGTAAATCTCATAGGCCGCATCGCTCGTGATCCGGTCATCAGCTATACACAGACTCAGATGGCGGTGTGCCGGTTCTCTCTGGCGCTGGACCGAGGCAAAGACAAGGACGGGAACGACCGCGGGGCCGACTTCCCTTCCTGCGTCGCTTTTGGGAAGACCGCGGAGTTCATCGACAAGTGGTTGAAGAAGGGACAGCTGGTCGGGATCGTAGGGCACCTGCAGACAGGCTCTTACGAGAAGGACGGCCAGAAGATCTACACCACGGATGTCGTAGTCGATCGTATCACGATGGTCGATTGGGGAAAGAAGGACGATGGTAAGCCTGCGGAGGCTCCTGCAGGGAAGCCTGCGGCTCAGTCTGATATGTATACGGATCTGATCCCGGATGAGGACATTCCGTTTTAGGAGGTAGCACGTGGGCGAGTTAAAATACGCACCGATTTACTTCAATGATGTTGAGATACTCTCCCTGCTCTCTGATGCAGAGCGGGGGAGAGTACTCATGGCTATCCTTGACTTCTCTGCGGCTCGTGCGAAGGGTGAGGAGTTCGAGCTCACCGATGACTACGGGCTGGAGACTGCAGGGCGGATCGCGTTCGTTGCGCTGACCAAGGGCATCGAACGGCTGTATGAAACCATGCACGTAAAGAAAGCTAACGGGTCAAAGGGTGGCAGACCTAAAACCGAAATAAACCAAGCGGAAACCGAACCGGAACCTAAAATAACCGAACCGAAACCTAACGAAACCGAACCTAACCTAAACGCGGAAGAGGAAGAGGAAGAGGAAGAGGAAGAGGAAGAGAAAGGGGAAGAGGATATTAATATCTCCTGCTCGGAGCCCTCGCCGGTGGCATCCATCCCGCTCAAGGATGGGAGCGAGTATCCCGTCTCGGAAGCGATGATCAAGGAGCTTGAGCCTGCTTACCCGGGTTTGGATGTCAGACTGCAGGTCCTGCGTATGGAGCAATGGTCGCGAGCGAACCCGGGCAAGCGAAAAACGCGGCGCGGGGTTCCTCGGTTCATCCAAGGATGGCTTGCCCGCGCTCAGGACGACAAACCGCAAACTCCTGTGAACCCGTTCCTAAGCATGGAGGTGGTAGACGATGACATCTTCTGACGCGAGGAAGATCCTCGCCATTCTGGCGACAGAATACCCGGAGGCGTACAAGGCCGTCGATGTCAGCGCAAAGGTCGCGCTGTGGTCGACGATGTTCGCGGATGATGATCCGCAGGACGTGGCTATGGCGGTTCGGGCGTACATCGCCACCGATACCAAGGGCTTCGCTCCGAAGGTGGGGCAGATAAAGGCGGAACTGGTGAAGGCCCGCATTGCCGGTGCTCCGAGTGCCGTGGAGGTCTGGAACGATATCCGCAGGGCTATTTCGAACTCTGCTTATAACTCGGAGAGCGAGTTCGCGAGGCTGTCTCCTGCAGAGCAGATGATCGCGGGATCACCGCACCAGCTTTTCGACTGGTCCCAGATGGACACGGCGACTCTGGACTCCGTTGTTGCGTCGAACGTTCAGCGGGCGTACAGGGGCCTGATGGAGCGCGAGAGCTACCGGATGGCCTTACCTGCCACCGTCTCTCAAAGGCTCGCGACGCTGGCGGACAGGGCCGTAGGGAGGCTGACTGATGGCGAGTAAGTATCACAACCACAGGATCATGTTCGATGGGGTCATGTTCGACTCCATCCGTGAGGCGTCCCGCTGGCAGGAACTGAAGCACCAGCAGAGCGTGGGGCTCATTTCCGATCTGCGTCGGCAGGTGAAGTACGAGCTCATCCCTGCTCACAAGGGCGTGGTCCGAAACGAGCGGGCCTGCAGTTACATCGCGGACTTCGTTTATGTCCGTGATGGGCAGGTGGTCGTCGAGGACTCGAAGGGAGTCCGGACGGAGGTTTATAAGATCAAGCGTAAACTCATGCGGCACGTGTATGGGCTGGAGATCAGGGAGGTGTAAATGCCTACAAAGGACGATTTGAAAATGATGCAGGCGCTACCGCTCTCGCTGAAGATCCGAATGACTCAACAGCGGATCAGGGACTGGGTCAGGGAGTTCGGAGAGGATGGCGTGTATGTCAGCTTCTCTGGCGGTAAGGACTCCACGGTGCTCCTGCATCTGGTGAGGGACCTGTATCCGGGTATCCCTGCGGTTTTCGTGAACACCGGGCTGGAGTACCCAGAAATCCAGCGCTTTGTGCGTGAGTTCGAGAACGTGGAGATCCTGTACCCGAAGATGCCGTTCCCTGATGTGATCCGAAGACATGGTTATCCCTTTATTAGCAAACGCATTTCGCATGTGGTTCATGTCATGCGGCACAGTCGGGGTGAGTCACGCTATGAAAAGTTCTTCGACAAAGAATACAAATCGCTTTTTAGTGCGGTTCGATACAAACCGCTTATCAATGCCGATTTCGACATCGGCAATCAATGTTGCGATGTAATGAAAAAAAGTCCGATTAAACACTATGCGAAATTGACAAGTCGGATGCCGATGTCGGGGCAAATGGCAGACGAAGGGCTGGGCCGTCGGGAACAATGGCTCAAAACGGGGTGCAACTCTTTTAATCTCAATAACCCTATTAGTAACCCGATGGCCTTTTGGACGGGGAACGATGTTCTTGAATACATCAAGGTTAATCGCCTGCCGATTTGTTCTGTTTATGGCGACATCGTGGTCCAAGGGGACGATGGCTTCGAATACGACACCATGATCGGTGGCGCGTGTAAGTACCGGACAACAGGGTGCGACCGAACGGGCTGTATCTTTTGCGGCTTCGGCGCACATCTGGAGAAGGGCGAGGGACGCTTTGAACGGCTGAAGCGGACGCACCCGAAGCAGTACGACTACTGCATGGGCGGCAGAGCTTATGGCGAGGATGGGATCTGGAGGCCGTCAAAGGAGGGGCTGGGCATGGCTCATGTCATCGATGAGCTCTGCAGGCTCTACGGCCCGGGGTTTATCAGGTATTGAGGAGGTAACTATTGGAGGCGAGTGGAGCAAACCCATTTTCCCGCGGGTGTGTAGGATCTGCGGGAAGGAGTTTCTGGGACGCAGGAGCCAGAAGTACTGCGGCCCTGAATGCAAGCTGATTGCTAAGCGCAGGACGCAGGCGGAGTTCAAAAAGCGGAAGAACACCCGCGGTGCGGAACCGGTGAAGGTGGCGAAGTACGACCCTATCGGGCCTGACATCCTAAAATCGGCAGAGCACAAGGAATGGTCACGGCGCTACAGGAGGGTGCCGAAAGACCTGAAGAAGTTTGACCGCACTCTGGCTGAGTGCAGGGAGAAGGGCATGACCTATGCTGAAAAGCAAAGGGCCGAAAGTATAAAACTGTTCGCGACATTGGAGGTGTAAAAATGGCGAAGAAGGGAGATAGATTCACAATCACGATCGGGGAGGTGTTCCCGGGAGATCCTCGGTATCAGGATGACGAACTTTACCGCGTGGAAGGTTTCAAAACGCTGTTTTTTGATGACTACGGCCTTTCAAAGCTCGAAAAAGCTGACCACTGGATACCGGTGACGGAGAGCTTGCCCGCCATGCGCGAGGAGGTGCTGGTCTCTGCCGCAGGCGGCGTGTTCATCGCATGGCGAGATCTGGACGGCATATGGAAGTCGAGCGGTATTTCGAGCCCGTGGTTAGATCCGCATGTCGTGGCATGGGCTCCGCTTCCGAAGGCTTACGAGGAGGGGCTGTAAATGAGCGTACTGGTCAAGGGTATGAAGATGCCAGAGGGGTGTATTACATGCGTGTTTAAGTCTGAGGGGCCGTATGATTGGACGATGTGGTGTCAGTGGCTCGATGATCCTCTGGGCGAATATGGCGAGTGCGATGTAAAGTGGCGGCATCCCGCTTGTCCGCTGGTCGAAATACCCAAGCCACAGAACCGACCCGTCGCATGGGGCGATGTCTATGACTCGTTGAAAGTGCTGGAGGCTCTTTTGGAAACAATCGAAGCAGAGGAAGGAGAACCAGATGTCAGTGATGATTAAGGGCATGAAGATGCCGAAGAACTGTACGATATGCCGCTTCTGCGTACCAGAGGCCGACCCGGAAAATGGCGAAATGTGCATGGCAACAGGGAGATTTGTGCCGCCATGCAGTACAGAACGCCTTGAAGAATGTCCGCTGGTCGAAGTTCCCACACCGCATGGGCCACTTATCGACTGGGACGAATTAAGCACTTTCATGTATCACCATGCTTTTGAATTAGACAGTGCAGACCAAAGGTGGGATAGCGGTTGTTGGATAAGGTATCAGCTATTTGAGAACGCTATGAAGGCCATACCGACCATCATCGAAGCAGAGGAAGGAGAAGAAGATGACTGACTACATAGACAGACAGGCGGCGATAGAGGCACTTGGCGAAAGACCTGTGGTATGGGACGAGTGGACAGATGAATATACATTGGGGCAGAGGAAACAATATGACTATGACAAGTTGGCGATAGAAGCCCTACCATCCGCAGAGGTCGTGCCTGTAAAGCATGGGCGATGGGAAGAAAAAACGGTCAGCAATTGCGTGATAGACGAATGGCAATCTGCCAGATGTTCTGTATGTGGCAGGTATCACACCACGCCTTATATGTATTATTTCACTGGTTTTAAATACTGCCCGAATTGCGGAGCAGTAATGGAGGAACAATGAGCCCGTGCGAGATGTGTAAGAAGCGCGGCACTGATCTGTGCCGAGGGGATCACTGCAACCCGCTGAAAGACTGGAGGAGGCATCATGGGCAGAGGGATGGTATTAAACAAAAGGCGCAGGCCGGTAACTCAAAAAGATCTGAAGCAGGCCGAGGCGCGATGGGAGGGGAAGCTCGAGGAGCACAAGATGGACGCCGCATCCCGCGGAACTAAGGCGGCGTTTGGACTCATGTTCCTTGCCCTGTACCACCTTTACGGCTGGAAGTGGAAAGCCGCAGTAAAAATTCAGGATGAAGTTGACCGCATCGCCGATCTGGTCGCCGCTGGTGACCTGACATGGGAGGACATTGTGGAAGAGCTCAGGTCCATCGGCATCGGTCTGGAAATTTAAGGAGGTAACTATAATGCAGTATCGTGTTGAAGATGAAATTGAACTTATCCCTGTGAGGGCGTCAAAAAATACACCGAGGATCGACGAAAAGACGATAAAGATCAAGCAGAGGGAGTGCGGGCCGTATAAGAACCTTCGCAGGTATCGCCTGCAGATCTCCGCGGATCTGGTCGAGGGCGCGGCTCTTAAACCCGGGGACAAGGTCCACCTCGGGAAGGTGAAGAGCGCGAGCATCTGGGTGCTCATCCCGACCGAGTTCTCTGATGGGCTCACCGTCCGAAAGGAGAGCAGGTCCAGCTATTACATCGACAGCATGGACCTCGTGGCAAAGCTCCATACCGCGTCTGGTGTGGACGAGTTCGATGCATGGGCAGATGAGTGCCGTATCTACTTTAAGCCGAAGGAGGAGTAAATGGACGCTATAGCTCGCCGTATTGAGTACATCCTGCAGAACCATGAGAGGGAGGAGAGGGTGCTTGAACGCCAGCTTATCAGGGCAAAGCAACGGCTGGACGCGGACATGGAGGAGATCCTGTCCCGGGTGGATGTGAAGTCCTTCGATTACTCAGTTGAGCGGGTGCAGTCGTCTCCGTCGGCGGACGCGGCCCTGATCGCCGCTCTGGCGGCTCGGGCGGAGCGCACCGATAAATACTCCGAGGATGTGGAGAGAATCCAACACAGGCTGAATCAGGTCCGTCTGGTGGGCGTGGTTGTGGATGAGCTTCCGGATGACCAGCGCGTGGTCCTGCAGGCGCTGTACTACCCGCGCTCCACATGGAGGGACGCGGCTCGGGTGCTCGGGTGCAGTACCTCTACGCTTGTGCGATGGAAGGGAGAGGCTGTTGCGGCGCTGGTCCAGCTCTGCATCGAAAAATATTTACCCTACTTTTCGAGTGAATCGATACAAACCGATACAAATGGATATTGACACCCAGTTCCTATGGGGTATAATGATACTGTGTAGAGTTGTGATTATCTCTCCATCTCTCGCTTGAGGCCATACGCGGGTACCACTCGGTGCCCGCTTTTGTTATGGCCAGTTTGCCGGGGACAGCGGTCTCTACCTTCGCCGTTGGCCAGCCCTGAATGGCCTTACCCGGTATACCTTCAGGGAGGTCTTATGGATATCGTTCAGGTAAAAATGAGCGCCATACATCCGTATGGCAAAAATGCGAAGCTCCACGATAAAAAGCAAATCAAGAACATCTCGAAGTCGATTGAGCAGTACGGCTGGACTCAGCCTTTGGTGCTGGATCGTAACAACGAGATCGTCATCGGGCATGGCCGTTACTACGCGGCCCAGCTTTTAAAGCTCACCGAGGTTCCCTGCGTCTATGTCACCGATCTGACGGACGAGCAGGTCCGGGCGCTCAGGGTCGCTGACAATAAGCTGAACGAGTCCGCGTGGGACATGAAACTGCTGGAGGAGGAGATCGAGGGGCTGGACTTCGGCGGCATTGAACTGGATTTTGATCTGGGTGGAACTGATCGTGTAAGGGAGGACGACTACGAGCCTGTCATCCCGGAAGAACCGAAGGCGAAGCTGGGCGACGTGTATAAGCTCGGAAGGCACCGGCTTATGTGCGGCGACTCCACCATCCTCTCCGATGTGGAGAAGCTCTGCGGCGGGGAGAAGATGGACATGCTTCTCACTGATCCGCCGTACAACGTGGCTCTGGGAACTGGAGGCGCGTATCATGCAGATAATGGCGGGCATGACATAAAAGAGAACGGGGCTTTCATCCTGAACGATGACATGCCCGACGAGGAATTCAGGCAGTTCCTTACAGATGCATTTTCCAATGCGGTCTCGGTGATGAAACCCGGGGCCGCTTTTCATATCTGGCATGCTGACTCCCAGCGCTATTCCTTCGATGTCGCTGTGAGGAACGCAGGCCTTATAACGCACCAGACGCTCATCTGGGTGAAGGACCACTTCACTCTCTCCCGGCAGGACTTTCAGTGGATACATGAACCCTGCCTTTATGGCGAGGTCCCGCTCCCCTATGGGGAGACCGAGGAGGTGGGCGACGAGCACGAGACCGCTCTGTATGGATGGGTAGAAGGCGCAGGCCACTACTGGTTCAAAAACCGCAAGCAGTCCACAGTGCTTTACTTTGACAGGCCGAAGGTCTCAAAAGAACACCCGACCATGAAACCCATCACCCTGTTCGACTACGAGATGAAGTGCAACACCCTCGTAGACGAGAAGGTGCTGGATCTGTTCGGTGGGTCAGGAACCACCATCATGGCGGCAGAGCAGAACGGGCGCGTGGGGTACGTCATGGAGTACGATCCACGCTTTTGTGACGTTATAATCGACCGCTGGCAGACCTTTACCGGCGAGACGGCGGAGCTTATTGAGGAGGCATAAAATGTTTGAGCAGGAGATAATCGAGGCAATCAAGGCTGTATGTCTGGAGCAAGATCCGGACTCCGTTGTAATTCTGGACTGCCGTGAAGAGGACGGCTGTCTCACCATCAGGGGCGGTATCCGCTCCGAGGCGGAGATCTATCCCGAGGCTATCGCACGGGGCGTTGCGAAGGACGCGGGCGTGGATCTGCAGGTCGTCGTGGACCTCACATTCCACGAGCACAGGTGGCAGTAATGGCTACTGGAAGGCCAAGAAAAGAGCTTGATATAAAGCAGTTCGAGAACCTGTGCGGTCTGCAATGCACGAGGGACGAGATCTGCGGATGGTTCGACATCACCGATAAAACCCTGAACGCATGGTGTAAGCGCACGTATGGGATGCCTTTTTCCGCGGTTTATGAGGAAAAGCGAGGGGCTGGCAAAATCAGTTTACGCCGCATGCAATGGAGGCTGGCTGAGCGTAACGCTTCGATGGCCATCTTCCTCGGGAAACAGTACCTGAACCAGCGCGACGCTGTCTCTGCGGATGTCACGCTCTCTGAGGCCGAGGATGATCCTCTGACCAAGGCCTTAAAGGAGGAAGCTCATGGGCTTGAGCGAAAAGCAGAGGAGAATACTTAGCTTCCCGTACACGAAGTACGACGCTATCATCTGTGACGGTGCTGTAAGGGCTGGGAAGACCTCGGTCATGAGCATCGCCTTTGTGCTCTGGGCGATGGGGAACTTCAATAACTGCGCGTTCGCTTTTTGCGGCAGGTCTGTCGGTGCGGTAACGCGTAACATCCTTACTCCGCTCATGAGCGTGCGATACCTGCAGGATCAGTTCCAGATGTCTTATAACCGGTCGGACCACTGCCTGACCGTAAAGCGCGGGAAAAGAACAAATGTTTTCTACCTGTTCGGCGGCAAGGACGAGTCATCCTACTCCCTCATTCAGGGCGTTACACTGGCTGGGGTAATGCTGGACGAGGTCGCGCTTATGCCGAGGTCCTTTGTGGAGCAGGCCCTTGCGAGGTGCTCTGTGGAAGGCTCGAAGCTCTGGTTTAACTGCAACCCGGAGAACCCGCGCCACTGGTTCAGGATGGAGTGGCTTCTCCAGCTCGATCGGCACAACGCCATGCACCTGCACTTCACGATGGACGACAACCCATCGCTGTCGGAGAACATGAAGCAACGCTACCGCTCCATGTACGCGGGCGTGTTCTACCAGCGGTACATCCTCGGGCTGTGGGTGATGGCTGAGGGCATCATCTACGACATGTTTGATCCCGAGCTCAACGTCTACCGTCCTGCGGACAGGCCGGTGGATCTGGAGTGGTCCTCGATGCGCTACATCGCGTGCGACTACGGAACGGTCAACCCGACGAGGTTCCTTGACATCTACGACTATAAAGGCGTGATTTACGTGGATAGAGAGTATAACTGGGATTCCCGAGCAGAAGGGCGACAGAAGACCGACGCCGAGTACGCGGATGACTTCATGGAATTTATGGGTCAGAACTACTGCACGGTATTCGTTGATCCTTCGGCGGCATCGTTTATTGCAGAGCTTCGGTCTCGGGGCGTGTACGTCGTGGAAGCGGAGAATGAGGTGCTGGATGGGATTCGCAAAACAGGCGTACTCATAATGAAACAAGAAATCCGGGTAAACTCTCGCTGTGAAGCACTGCTCGATGAATTCGGAACTTACGTGTGGGATGAGAAAGCCGCGTTGCGCGGTGAAGAGAAGCCAGTTAAGCAAGCGGACCATTCTGTGGATGCTCTAAGGTATTTTGTCAATAGCCTACCGTCATGGAGGTTTGAATTGTGATTGATCTTACAGGGAACCGTTACGGTCGACTGACTGTGGTTGGGCTTGCATATAAAAAGGGCTATACATCTTTTTGGCTCTGTCGATGTGATTGCGGTAATGAGAAAATTGTTTCGCGAAATGAACTTCGTTCTGGAGACACGCAGTCGTGTGGATGCTTAAGACGTGAAACAACGGCGGCAAGGAGCGCATCGCATCATGGGCGGAGAGATAATCCGCGGTTATACCGTATATGGCATCACATGAAGGAGCGGTGCTACAAACCGTATTGCAAGGAGTACAAATGGTACGGCGCACGGGGTATTAAGGTCTGCGACGAATGGATGTCTGATTTTTCAGCATTCCGCGACTGGGCGCTGGGCAATGGCTATTCGGATGAATTGACCATTGACAGAACGGACAATAACGGGGACTACTGCCCTTCAAATTGTCGCTGGGCCACGATGAAGGAGCAGTGCGCAAACCGTCGAAATAGTCCCAAGTATAAAGACCTGATTGGAGGTTTGAATGAGCAGACGAAACAAGGAGGTCAATAAAGAGGTCCCTGTTATGGACGCCTTTTCGAACCCGCTTTTCAGGCTGGGGTTCGGATCGCAGGCTCCGCTGGAGGCGACCGAGTATCCTCTTACGAGGCTGACTCAGAACTACGCGCTTTTAAATTCCATGTATCGCTCTGGCGGCATCCTGCAGAGCGTGGTCGACATCATCCCTGCAGACATGTGCAGGGAGTGGTTCACGCTGGGCGGCGATATAGATCCCGAGGACATGGACAAGCTGGAGACTGCTACCCGCAGGACGAAGCTCCGCGCCAGCATCATTGAGGGCCTGAAGTGGGGACGCCTGTATGGCGGTGCCATCGGCCTTATAATGATCCGCGGGCAGGAGAGGATGCTGGACAAGCCTTTGAAGCTGGAGAGCGTTCTTCCTGACTCTTTTGCCGGTCTTTATATCCTCGACCGCTGGTCTGGGGTGAATCCTCAGCTGTCTCTGGTCTCGGATATAAGCGACCCTGACTTCGGGCTTCCGGAGTACTACGACATAAACTCTGGAGAGGGCTCGCAGATCGTTGCGCGGGTGCATCACTCGAGGGTGGTCCGCTTCACCGGCAGGGAGCTCCCGTATCTGGAAAAGATCGCCGAGCTCTACTGGGGCGAGTCTGAGGTCGAGCCCATCTACGACGATATCGTGCTGTATGACAATATCATGCACAACATGGGGAACCTGACTTTTAGGGCGAACATCGACACGATGGAGGTCCAGAACCTCGACCAGCTGTTCTCGGTCAATTCGAAGGAACAGCAGAAGCGGTTCTGGGATGTCATGCAGGCTCAGTCTGTTGCCCAGAGCAACTTCGGCACGAGGCTGGTGAATAAGGGCGATCAGGTGACAAATACGCAGTACACCTTTACGGGCTGGAACTACGTTACCGAAGCCGCTCAGCTCAACCTGTGCGCAAAGACCCACATTCCCATGACTAAGCTGTTTGGCAGGGCTCCTGCTGGGCTCTCCGCCACCGGCGAAGGGGACATGAAGAACTACTACGACATCGTCGACGGCGAGCGTGAAGCGAAGCTCAGGCCTGCTCTGGAGCGTGTTCTGCCGATCCTGTGCATGTCGGCATGGGGCGAGGTCCCTGAAGATCTGAGTATCACCTTCCCGCCGCTGTGGACACCAAACGCCACCGAGATCGCGCAGATCGTGAAGATGAAGGCGGACACCGTTATCGCGGCATTCCAGTCCGGGCTACTGGACGTGGGCGGCGCACAGAAGGAACTGCAGGGCCTTGCGGAGGAGACCGGCATGTTCGATGCCATCTCCGACGAGGACATCGAGGCGAACAAGGGCAAGACCTATCAAGACGTTACTGCGATGGCTGATCCGATGGCTGGCCTTTTCGGGAACGAGAGCGGATCATCCGGGGAGGGTGAGGATCGCGGCCCTTTTGAGACTCAGGACGGGTTCATCACATGGAAAGGGAGAAGGATTTATATTGACAACCCAGACTATGAGGACCGCGGGGACGAGTACTTGACGTCTCCGAAGAAAAGAGCTAACATACCAGAAATTGATGGGGCGCTTGCAGATGTTGTGAACAATGTACGCAATCTGGGGAATTATACGCCAGCGTCTCTCAAATCAGCACTTCATGATGAAGGGCGCACGCCTGTCCCGCTTGCACAAGGGTATCATAAAGGGGTGCCTTTTGAATCTGGCGGAGGGTTTAAGGTCAATTTCGCAAATGGGGGACTTTTGATGTATCACCCAGAAAAAGGTTCCCATCATCATGGTGAGTACTACAAGATATCTGATAACAAAAACGGTGTTCGGAGGTATGTTCAGGATGGCAGGGAGATTATCAAAAAAACTAAATTCCGTAGGTGATATCTTGCTAAATGTTCTTGATGCAGTCGATATTGACGACGAGACATGTTTTTTGTTGCCAGATGGTCAGGTAGTTCGATTGCTTACTTTGTTTGGTGACATCGGATTCGAATATGCCGACTCTTTAGACCTTGCGAAGCAGGGCCTATGGGGCGAGGACGGAACGCTTTATAATGGAGATCTCCCGGCAGAGGAGATTGTTAAGTTGCTAAAAGAGGAGGCGGGGTTTTAATGGCAAAAGACGACTACTTTGTAATCGTTTTTAAGTTTCTTTCCCTGCTGTATCAGGACCTTCGGGATAGCAAAAAGACTGATCTGCAGAAGGTCATGTCGAATCAAGACCTGTTTCCGATTGACGATGTCTACTGGCTGTCGATCATCGAGGACCTTCTGGGGAAGGGCTATATAAAAGGCATTGTTATTTCGAGAGCGATCGGCAGGAGTCCGAAGCTCGTTGAAATAAAACCGGGCATTCAGATCACCGGGGATGGGGTCGAGTACCTGCAGGACAACAGCAAGATGAAGCAGGTCATGGGATTTGTTACCGACTTCGCTCCTGCTGTTCTGAGCCTGCTGGCGTAATAATGAGCAGAGCTTCGGCCCTGCTTTTTTAATGGCTTGACTCTCCCTGATGGCAGAGTTAACATGCGACAAACATGAAGAAGTTGGAACTGCTCAAGGTGTTTATAAGACGTGAGAACGGCAGGACGGTCTGTATCTGCCTGCGGTCTAATAAGCGCTGTGAGCGTAGATGCATCCCTGATGTGGTGGAGCGAGATCTCTACCGCGACTGGGAGAGGACAATGAACCGGGATCGGTTCGGAAAGTGAGACGCGATGGACGGCAAGAAAGAAATGGACCGCGTTATGCGTATGATGGTCGGGGACTTCAATCCTAACCACGGCGACGACGGCAGGTTCATCTCGGGCTCTGGTTCTGATATCGATATAATTGAGCGTGAACTCAAGGCTACGGGCTGGACTGTAAATAAGAAATCCGCGAATGAGATCTCGGTTACCGATCCAGATGGGAATGCATATCGCATTTCTGCAAATGGAACGGTTACTCCAGAAAGGAATGCCGCGTTACAGGATCTTAGCGAACAAAAATACACTTCGTATTCTGATTTTCCCGACAAGGTGGAATATGAAGGCGAAGAGTACTATAACATGGGAAAAAGCGGGAATATGGAGACGAACTCTGGTGGTTTGGCACAGGCTTATGTTCGCTTGGATGAGAATAACTATGAGCGGTACATCAGCATGAATAGCTTCGGGGAGATTGAACGCAATTAAACAATGGCTGACCGTGAGCTTGAACGCCTGCGCAGAATCTTCCTGAAAGCGGAGGCTGACATAATAAACGAGATCGCACGGCTCCGTGCGCAGGGCCTTATCGACTACCATGCCGTTGGCGCTCTGCGTCGGGTGCAGTCGATCCTGCGAAAGCTCAACGACGACTGCTGGACGTATGTCCCGCGGATGGTCGAGAGCTATTTTTATGTAAAGAACCCGGAGCTCTATGACAACGGGTTCAAGTCGGCGCTTGAGCACTTCATCGGCTACTCAAATGCTTTGATCATGTCCTCGGAGCAGTACGATGCGGTACAGCGGATCGTGCACTCGATGATGGCGGATGTCGAGGCCGCGGAGCAGACGGTCCGGGATAACCTCGCGGACTACATTGTGGGACGCAGGGACATGGATGTCTACCGATCTGAAGGGCTGGAGATCTCCGCAGAACTGCTGGCGACTGGGATGCCGCAGAAGATGCCCGACACGATGGTCGAGCGTCTCCGCAGGGATGGCCTTACGGCGTTCGTCGATAAGGCGGGCCGCAAGTGGTCCCTGTCGGCGTACTGCACTATGGTGTCCCGCACCACCGCACGGCAGGCGCAGGTCCTTGCGACGCTGACGAAGTCTCCGAAGGTCGACTTGTTCCAGATCACATCCCACGGTACGACCTGTAAGCTCTGCGCACCGTATGAGGGCAGGGTGTACTCGAAGTCCGGGACCAGCCCGTACTACCCGCCGCTGTCGGATGCGTTTGGGAAGATCGACAAGAACGGCCCGAACACCCTTTCGAACTCGTACTTGAACATCCATCCAAACTGCCTGCACGCTGTGGTCCCGTTCACCGAGATGGGGAAGACACCGGAGGAGCTTGAGAAGATCCGACGCTTTTCCAACCCTGCCACGAACCCGTACTCCAGAGATCCTCGGTCCGAGGCTCAGATCGCCGAATACCGGAAGAAGGAGGACGGGCGGCGTAAGTGGATGGAGGCCTACCACGAGTGGCAGGATATGCGCATCGCGCTGGGCGATAAGATCCCGAAAACGTTTAAGACCTTCTTGAAGCACAAGATGGCGGACGACGAAAAGTACGCGGAATGGGTAACCGCTTATAAAACCCGCTGAGGCTGTCACACAGCCTTTTTATTTTGCTCTGCTCCCGGTTTGTTGGGGCGGGAGCTAAAACCGCACACGGGGCCGACGGCGGCTCCACGGAGGCCAGCATGATTACTTACTATGGCTCTCAGATCTCACCGAACAAGGTTGAGACGCAGGAGGGCTTTTTGATTTGCAGAAATGTCCCAATTGCCCGAACCGGTGAGCAGACCTACTACGCGTATGAGCTCCAGCTTGATGGAGATCCGAACCGGCAGGTCACTGTCCACCGCTACGAGGACGACGTTTTTGATCGGGCGACGATGGCGTCCTTCGAAGGGAAGCCTGTCACCGACACTCACCCGAGCGTGCTCGTGGACTCTGGGAACTACGCCAAGCTCCAGAAGGGGCACGTGCAGAACGTCAGGCGTGAGGGTGACTTCATTGTCGCGGATCTGTATGTGAACGATGCGGATCTGATTGAGCAGATCCAGTCGGGGAAACAGCGCGAGGTCTCCTGCGGGTACATGTGCGTGTATGAGCCCGATGGCGATGGATATAAGCAAACAAAAATCCGAGGGAATCACGTGGCGGTCGTGCAGATGGGCAGGGCCGGTCACGAGGTTGCAATAAATGATACTGCCGCTCAGACGGCAGAGAAAGGACTCACTATTATGAGCAGATTCAAAGAGGTCCTGTCTGCTTTTGGCATGGCGGCACAGGACGCAGAGCCCAAGGACATCGAGGCTCTGGCACAGCTCACCTCTCTGGCTCTCGATGCGCAGGAGGCCGAACCCGCTGAAGATCCTAAGAAGGAAGAGGCGCAGGAGGCTGAACCCGCAGAGGAGAAGAAGGACGAAGAGAAGACCACCGATGAGATGGTCGAGAAGGCTCCCAAGGGCGACGATCTGGGTACCAAGCTGGATAAGCTGATTGAAATGGTCGCGGCTCTTGCGAAACCTGCGAAGGATGAGGAGCCCAAGTCCGACGTGGTAGAGGATGAGGACGAAGAAGAAGTAAGCGAGGACGCGTGCGGGGACATGACCGATGATGCTATGGGCCTTATGCAGGCCATCAACGGCATCTCCGACAAGAAGGAGCGTAAGGCGGTCGCAAAGGCCTTTATGACTGCTGTTGCAGGCGACTCTATGGGCGACCTGTTTAAGGCGACCGAAGATGCGGCAAAGAAGGCCGCGAAGGAGTCCGGGCAGAGCACCTATGACAAGGCCTGCGCCGAGGCTGAGAACGCCTACGCCGCTCGCAACCCTCACACCGTAAAGAAAGGAGAATAAGAGATGGCATCTCTGACTTTTACTCAGAACATCGGCACCACCATGCCGCACGGTCAGGCAGGCTCCTATGCCCGTCAGCCTGACATGATCGTAAACACCGTTGCCGCTGGCGGCACCGAGGTCATTCCTTTTGGCACTCCGCTTAAGATCGACGGCGGAAAGGTCGTAGCTATGGGCGCTGGCGACACTGCTGTTGCCTTTGTAGGCATTGCAAGCCGCGAGTTTAAGAGCGCTTTTGACTACCTGAATCAGGGCGTCGGTGCTTATGCTCCGGGAGAACCCGTGAGCGTTTTCCAGCGCGGCGCTATTAACGTGGTCTGCCAGAAGGGCACTCCCGCCACCGGCGTGGGTGTCTATCTCAGGGTCACTGCAAACGCCAGCTATCCTACCGCTGTCGTAGGCGGTCTTGAAGCTGAGGCCGATGGCAACAACACCGTACAGCTGAAGGGCCTGCTTTGGATGGGCGGCAAAGACGCCAACAACATCGCAGAGCTCCGCATCACCACCTTCCCCAACCCGGGCGTGGTCAATGCATAGGAGGTTAAACTATGGCATTTAAGAACGTAGGAACTATCGACGGCGGAACCGCCGTCATGGTTGGCGCTTCTCGCGCCGCTGGCATGCCCGCTATGACTATGGACGCCGCTGGTATCGCATCCGGTGGTGCTTTCCTTGTTTCCGAGCTTGCCAAGAGGGACAATGACATCCGTCAGCCCTTAATGAGCTTTACCTATCCCAGAGACATCGTCATCGAGGTCGGTGGCGGCTGGGCCAACTATGTGGAGGCCATGAGCGTCCAGTACGGCGTCACCGGCGGATCTGGTGCTTCTCCCGTACAGGCTGGCGGCTCGAATGGTCTGCCCATCGTACAGGCCAGCTATGACAAGGGCACCTTCAAGGCTCACGCCTTTGCTGTCGCTCTCCGTGTCATGTGGCAGGATATGCAGAGGGCTAACTTCGTAGGGAGATCCCTCGACCAGACTCTGCAGGACGGCGTCAGAAAGGTCTATGACAAGCACATGGACCAGAACGTTTACGCCGGTCTCACCGAGTTCGGCTCCACCGGTCTGGTAAATGACGCGAACGTCACCTTCTCCAACGCCGCAAACGGCGCGGCTGGAACTCCTGCATGGTCTACCAAGACTCCGAAGGAGATCCTGAAGGACGTCAACGACGCTCTGACCGCCGCTTGGGCCGCGGCTGAGTATGACGAGTCCGCCATGCCGAACCACATCCTGCTCCCCTATGAGCAGTACACCTACATCATGAATACGATGGTCACCGATCTGGCAGAGACCACCATTCTGGACTACATCCAGAAGAACAACATCGCCGCCAAGAACGGCAAGAGCCTGTTCATCGGTGCGACCAGATGGTGCAAGGGCGCAGGCGCTTCCGGTACCGACCGTATGGTCGTCTACTGCAACGACAGAAGGTTCGTGAAGATGGACGAGCTCGTTCCTCTCTCCAGAGCCCTCACCCAGCCCAACGCCACCTCTTTCTGCTACGACACCGCATATGCGGCAAACCTCACCGAGGTCCAGATCTACTATCCGCAGACCATGCTGTATGTAGACGCGATCTAAGGAGGGCGCTATGTTTGTACTCCCCAGAAGGAATGTAATCTTGAGGGGCGCGGCAGACGAGACCTTCGTCCTCAAAAAGGACATTATGACCTCAGTCCCGGATCGCTTTTCCGGGACTGAGTATTTTCAGGCCCTTGTAAAGGACGGCCTGATCGTGGCTGTCGAGAGCACGAAGGACAGGGCTGTCGAGCCTGCAATCGAAAAGGCCGAGGCCAAGGAGAAGGCCGCTCGTAAAAGAGCGAAGAAGGCCGCGGAGGAGTAATCATGAAGCCACAGTTCTACGGGGTTATAGCGAGGGCGTCCAACATCGGACGTGAAGAGGGGGCTTACACCGAGTGTATGTTCTCTGCGGACTTTCCTCAGTTCTTCGCGGCTGATGGGTCATGCTTTGTGCCGCAGACGGTCCTGTCTGATCTGATCGCACAGGCCAACGCGTCTATCCAGCCTGATAAGTGGCTGGAACAGTGGCGCTATGCCTGCGGTCTGTACATCGCTCATAACGCGACCATGTACCTGAAGGCATTCCGGTCCTTCTCCAGCACGCCTGAAGAGGCGGCGGCGTCGGGTCAGGTCCTCGGGACGGTCAAGAGCGCTACTCTGGGTGACGCGTCTGTCACCTACGATGATGGGACGTCTACGATGGCTACCGAGGGCTGGGGCGACTTGAACGCTACTCTTTATGGTCAGATGCTGGCCACCAAGGCTCGCATGATCGGTATGGGCGGGTCTTACGTCCTGTAGGAGGTGCCCATGAATTTTTCTGACTGGTACACGGATACCGTGGATGTCTACCGCAATCAGGCGACTGTGGTCGATGGTCTTACGAAGCACGACCGTGTGATCGTGTACACCGCTCTCCCCTGCAGAGTCTATCAGGACGGCGGGGCGGCGGTGTCCATGAAGCGCGAGGCCGCGGAGATCTCGCAGACGCTGAAGCTGGCGCTGTCAAATGCCTATGACATCCATCCCGGCGATGAGCTTATTGTCCATCGCGGGGGTGGGCTGGGGTATACGACCGAAACCACCAGAGCGTTTGCGGGAGATCCTCACCACCACTACGAGCCCTTCGGGGCAGTGATGCCACAGCTCTCCCATCAGGAGATCACGCTTATGCAACAGGAGCGCATATGACTCTCGAGCAGGAGATCAAAAACATCTTGAACGCGAAGCGCGAGATCAAAGAGCGGATCGAGGAGATCTGCCGCGGGGCGACGATCGCCGCGGTGAACAAGGCCGCGGAGCTCACTCCTGCTGTTGATGATCTTGCGGGGACCAACATGCGCACGGGCGCGATGAAGCAGTCGTGGCCTGAGGCGAGCGTGGTTGATCCCGTTTGGAAGGGCAGAAACTGCGTGACCTATCTCAAGAACGGGATGGCGTATGCGTCCTACGTAGACGAGGGGCATCGCTTAACGCGGCACTTCGTTCCCGGGCTGGCTATTAATCCGTACAGCGGGAAGCTGGAGCGTGTGCCAAGGGACGCAGGCGGCATCACGGTCGGAACCAAGACCAAATACGTGAAGGGCCTGTTCATCACTGACAAAGCGGTGCAGGTTTATAACGAGGTCTGCGAGTTGGAGCTTAATAAGCTCTTGGAGGACCTGTAATGACATTTTCAATGACAAATATCGCGCAGGCCCTTGCGAGCTACCTCACACCGGTCCTGCCGGGGGTGACGTTCTACGAAGATCCCAACCAGCAGATGACCGTCACTCCGTGCTGTTTTCTACAACAGCGCTACGCGAAGATAGAGAACCGACTCCCGGATCGCTACCTTCGTACCATAGGTCTGGACCTCACGTATCTGGAGGACTACAACCTGCCGAACCTGCAGGCCTTGTATGAGGCCGCTGGTGAAGCTCTGGACGAGTGCATGGAGACCTTCCCGTATCAGGGTGGGCTTTTGCGTACCTATGACCGTCATTTTGACATCGATCTGGACGCACTCCATTACCAGTTTGAGCTTCGGGTGTTTGTCTATCCTCAGGAGGACGGCGTGCTCATGCAGACGCTGGACTATAACGAAGAGGCCCAGAATGATACGAATGAATTAAACAAAAAGGAGAATTAACACATGGCTGGAGGAACTTTTACTACCCAGAATAAGGTCCGCGCTGGTGTTTACATCCGCTTCAGGTCCGCGAGTAATCCGGGGCTGTCTATCGGTGACCGTGGCGTCGTTGCCATCTGTGAACCGATGGACTGGGGCGCTGTTGGAACCGTGCAGACCGTTGAGGCAGGGACCGATGTCTCTACCATCACCGGGTACGACATTACCAACACCAAGAACAGATTCCTGCAGGAGATCTTCCGCGGGTCTAATCGTACTACTGCCGCGCAGACCGTCCTGCTCTACAGGCCGTCTGCATCCGGATCTGCATCTGCGAGTGCTGTGATCGGCGACCTCACCGTTACCGCGGCTTATCCCGGCATCAGGGGTAACGACATTACCGTTATCGTCTCTGCCGTAAGCGGGACCGATGATTATGTCGTGACCACCGTCGTGGGCTCTGACATCGTGGACCAGCAGACCGTGTCTGCCATCGATGCCCTTGAGGACAACGCATGGGTCACCTTCACCGGAACCGGAGCCCTTGCGGAGACCACTGGTGTCGCTCTTACCGGCGGTGAGAACGGAACCGTAGCATCTGCCGCTTACACCGCGTTCATGTCTGTGATCGAGGCGTATAAGTTCGACGTCCTCTGCTACGACGGATCTGACTCCACTGTCATTTCTACTCTGGAGAACTTCGTCAAGAGGATCGCTGAAGAGAACGGCCAGTACGCTCAGTTGGTCTGCTCATCTGCATCTGCTCCCGACTCTCGCTTCGTCATCAACGTACAGAGCGGCGTTGTCCTTGAGGATGGCACCACTCTTACTGCTCCGCAGACCTGCTGGTGGGTGGCTGGCGTTGAGGCCGGTGCTCACTTTAATGAGTCGCTGACCTTCGCGAAGCATCCCGCCGCTGTCTCTGTCACTCCGGTGCTCACCAACAGCCAGATTATAAACGCTCTGTCTGCTGGACAGCTGGTGCTGAACTCCGACGACGGATCTGTAAAGATCGAAAGCGACATCAATTCGCTGACCACCTACACTTCCGACATTGGCAAGGTCTACCGCAAGAACCGCGTCATGAGGCTGTGCAACAGCATTGCCAATGATATTTACAGGGAGTTCTCCGAGAACTTTATCGGCGTCGTGAATAACAATGATGCAGGCCGCTCCCGCTTCAAGAGCGTGATCGTGGGCTACCTGCTGAGTGTTCAGGCGGCTGAAGGCATCCAGAACTTCACTCCCGATGACGTTGAGGTCCTTCAGGGCGATGACGCTGACTCTGTGGTCATCAATCTGGCCATTCAGGTCGTCGATTCCGCCGAGAAGATCTACATGACCGTCGAGGTCGCATAAGGAGGTCCACATGAGCTATTTACTGGCAAGAGACACCGTCAATGGTGCTGAGGGGAAGATCTTCGTCACCAGCGGCGGCAAAAACATTGAGGTCGCCTGCATGAAGAACATCACCACGCAGGCCGAGCTTCAGAACACCGACATGAGGGTCATCGGGACTCGCGTGGTTCAGGACAAGCCTAACGGCGTTAAGCAGACCGGGACCGGGAACATCTATTACGGCACGAATCTGTTCACCGATATGGTTCTGGAATACATCAACACCGGGAAGATGCCCGAGTTCGATATCCAGATCACCAACGATGATCCCACCACCACTCTGGGGTCTCAGGTCATGGGCTATTATGGATGCCATCTCACCGGCACCATTCCTCTCTCCATCCTGAACGATGAAGAGGCAATGCTGGCCTATGATTTCAACTTCGTGTACAGCAGGGTCGCGAGACTGTCGAAGTTCAACGAGCCTGCACAGCTGGGCAGATAGGAGGTAACAAATGAGCGAGAGTAAACTGTCCGCATTCCTGCATCCGGAGGCGGCGCAGGAGCAGGAGATCATGGTTTCTACCAGATTCAAGGACGAGGACGGGAACCCGATCCCGTTCAAAATCCGCGCCATCACTCAGGAAGAGAACGACGCCTTGGTGAAGAAGTGCACCAAGGTCACCCGTGATCGTTCTGGTGTTGAAAGGCGCACGCTTGACTCGAACGCGTACTCGCACGCCATTGTGGCGGCGGGTACGGTGTTCCCCGATTTCAACTCGAAGGAGATCTGCGACGCGTGGGGGGTCATTGATCCTCTGCTGGTCGCTCCCAAGATGCTTTATGCAGGTGAGTATAACAAGCTGGCGGATGCCATCGCGACTCTCTCTGGCATGGGCGATGAGATCGAGGAAGAAGCAAAAAACTTATAAGGGAGCAAGACCCGGAGACGATGGTGGCGTACTACTGCTTCGTCAACCGGGGCTGGGCTCCGCATGAGTACGAACAGCTTCCCTACCGCGAGCGGGTGCTGGTTGCCCTGTTCGCGGAAAGGGAAGCGAAAGAGCGCAAGGAGGCCATGAAGAAGTAAATGCCTGCAATTGAGAAAGAATTAAAAATCAAAGACGGCTTTTCGAATCCTCTGGACCGATATGTCAACAAGCTAAAGCGCGTTGACGCGGCGCTGTTCAAAAACTATGAGAGTACTCAAAGGCTCGAGGCTGAGGCCGAGCAGGTCAGCGAGAAAATTGCCGCTTTGCAAGAGCAAAAGGCAAGGGCTGACTATGGCGGTCCTACCACAGTGGCTTGGAAGAATTGGATGAAAAGCGGGAATGAGCAGGTTCTTGAGTCACTCATTTCGCAGAGCGACAGCCTTGCCGCTCGACTATATGATCTGGACAAGCGGGCTACATCTCTTTTGGAGACCCATGACAGGCTCGTAGACGAAAAGGCCGAGAAAAGACGAAAGCGGATCGACTCACTGGTATCATTCGCAAAGAAGAGCGTTTCTGGCCTATTCCACAGGACAAAGGACGAAGTGGACGATCTCGGGAAAACCACGGGGATCGATAGTCTCACGAAGCGGCTGACGCGCATGGCTCTTACGCTTGTGTCTGCGCGTCGCTTGCTTACCTATCTGCGTAATGCAATAGGGCGTGCTCCAGATGCCATCGCAAAACCATTCACGAAACTGAAGGAGACAATATCCAACGGTTTTGCTGGATGGATGGTGTCTCTTTTGCGCGGGCTCACAGATGGGCTCACGGCGCTCAACGCGGCTTTTAAGAGCTCGTCCGGTCAACGGTTCGCACGTGGTATGGAGACGCTCTTTAGGGCGCTTGGCACGGTGCTGGGGTTCGTAATCGAAAAGCTGACGGTCGTCGTGACGTGGCTGGGGGATCACTTCCAGCAGATCGCGATGGGCGTAGGCATCGTTGTTGGGCTTCTCGCGGTGAAGTTCGCCTTGATGGCTGGAGCTATAATGCTGGCGCACTGGCCGCTGGTCCTTATTGCCGGTGCTGTTATTGGTCTTGTAGGCTACCTTGAGAGCTTGGGCATGACAACCGAACAGGTGTTTAACTACATCGGGCAGGGCGTCGGGTGGCTGTATTCGCTGGTTTATAACATTGTCGCTGATGTTTGGGACCTGATAGCATCATTTGCCGAGGATTTCGCGACGCTTTGGAGGCATCCTTTTAAACTGGTTGCAAAGATGGCAGTTGACCTTTTCGATACTATTGTCGGGATAGTGGAAACTGCGGCGAAGGCAATAGATGCCCTTTTGGGGACGAATAGTGCGAAAACAATAACGGGCTTCCGAAACAGTATTCAGTCGTGGGCGGACGACACCTTTGGCGAGAGCGTTATCACTCTAAAGAGGATGGATAAGCTCGACCCGAGGCAGACAATGGATACCTTTGGCTCGTGGGCTGGAGGTCTGGGGGCATCGCTCTCCAATGCATCGCTGGAGAGGCAGAAAGCGCAGAGCCTTAAATCCATCGCATCGGATACCAAATCCATCAAGAACGCCGTAACGGATGAAGATCTGAAGAACATGATCGAGGTCGCGTCTCGGGCGTTTGTGTCTCAGGTAAACCTCACCTCGCAGACGCCAGTCATCACTATCAATGGTGCGAACACTGGGAACACCGAGGAAGACCGCAGGCGGCTGGGCGAGGCCATCAAGTACATCCTGATGGAGCAGGTCGCGGCTGGGTCTACTTCGAGTCCCTACGTCTATTCTGGGAGGTAACGCATGATCAACTACGGGCTGTTCTTTTCGTATGGCGATGTGGTTCTGCGTCTGCCGATAAACCCTGAAGAGCTCCCGGTGTCGAAGGACTCCGATAACTCGGAGTATAACGTGCTGGGGCTGGGCGCTATTACGGTCCCGCGCAGGCCGAAGCAGAAAGAGGTTGAGATCTCCAGCTATTTCCCTGCACGGGTAACGTCTGCCGTGCTGACTCCGAATCAGTTTAGGGAACCGGAGTTCTACATTCAGTTCTTCCAGAAGGCTATGGATGATCGGCGCGTGATCACCTACACTCCGGTCCGCTACATGGAGGATGGCACTCCGTACTTCACGTCTGATCCGGGGTTTAAGTGCACGGTCCAGTCGTTTTCCTTCACCGAGAAGGGCGGCGAGACCGGGGACTTTTATTACACCCTGACCATCCGGGAGTGGCGTGACTACTCTCCGAAGCGGGTTATAGCGAGGACCACCTATCAGTCCTCTGGAGCATCTGAGGATGTCGTGACCGAAACGCCGAACCGCCAGACCGGCGGTGACCAGATCGTGGTCGGCACTATCGTCATTGCGAATGGGCCGAACTACTACACGTCCTATGGGGACAACCCGCACGGGACGCTGTCTGGACGCAGGTGTAAGGTCACCCGGATCGTGAGCGAGACGCGGGCGTACCCGTACCACGTGGCGACCGAAGCTGGGGCCGCTCTGGGCTGGATGAAGAGGTCCGCGCTTACGGTGGTATCGAATGTATGAACTAATCATTACCGATAAACGAACAGGACGGATGTGGGACATCTCCGAAACGGTCACCGAGGTCCAGCTTGAAACGTACCGCACGGGGTCTCCGGGGAAGCTCACTTTCACATGGCTGAAGATCTCCGAGGAGGTCCACTTCTTCGAGGGCGATGTGGTCCGGTTCTCTGTGGACGGACAGGTCCAGTTCTACGGCTGGGTCTTTACGAAGTCAAAGGACCGCTGGAACGTTTTTACCGTCACCTGCTACGACCGGCTCCGGTATCTGAAGGCAAGCGCGAACTATGCGTTCTACTCCATGAGTGCTGGCGACATCATCCGCCAGATCGCGGAGGATCTGCAGATTTCTGTTGGAACGATTGAGGACACCGGGTACCTGATCCCGTCTCTCATCGAGAGCAGTAAGCCTTGCATCGACATCATTCAAGATGCCATAGGGCAGACGCTTCTCAACACCGGGACCGTGTATGTCCTGTACGACAACGGCGAGGGGCTGTCCCTTCGTGCGGCGTCTGGGTGGGTCTCGGACTACGTTCTGGGCGACGAATCCTACGTGACGGATTACACGTACAAGACGGATATCGATTCGGATACCTACAACTCCGTCAAGCTGGCGCACCCGAATGAGAGCACCGGGAAGACCGACGTGGTGATCGCGCAGGACTCTGCGAACATCGCACGCTGGGGCCTGCTCCAGCTTTATAAGTCGGTGGATGGCGACGTGAATCTGGCGCAGATGAATTCTCAGGCCGAGCAGACCTTGAGCTTTTATAACCGACGCCGCAGGACGTTCTCGCTGTCTGCTCTGGGCGTGCTGGGGCTTCGTGCCGGTCAGATGCTCCGGGTCGTAATTGACAATCTGGGCGACATCGATCTAAACCGCATCATGCTGTTGGAGCGCGTCACCCACACCTTTGTAAATGACGACCACACGATGGAGATCGAAACGCTCGACTGGTAGGAGGGCTTATGACTCTTTTGGAAGTGCTACAGCAGATAAGCGACCAAACGGTCGGGGCAACCCAGCCCACGGACCTTTTTGTGGGAACGGTTACCGCGGTCGATCCGCTTGAGATCCAGACCGACATCTATCAGGCTCCGCTGAGGAAAGAGGTTCTGCTTTTAACGGAGAGCGTGGTCGAGAAGAAGATTCTGCTTGAACATACGCACAAGATCTCGACGCTATCCCATTCCCACAGCGCAGAGGTCGCTATCGAGCGAGGGCTCACTGGCACCTACACAACGCAGAAGGGGCTGGATGGCGTTGCTGTCTACGAGAATGGGACCGCGCTTCCGATTGTGGATGGTTACGCGATTCTGAATAAGGGGCTTGAGATCGGCGACAAAGTGATGATGATATCGGTCCAGCATGGGCAGAAATTCATTGTACTGTCGAGGTTGTTTTAGGAGGCGTGCATGGCTGTTCTGCCGGTATCAACATTAAATCTGAACGCGGGGACGATCGTGGAGAGCGAGCCTTCCCTCACGTGGTTTATCGACCAGAAGTCGAAGCGCATCCGGGGGACCTGTGATGGGTACGAGGCGGTGAAGCAGGCGGTGGATATCATCCTGCACACCGAGCGTTACCTCTGGCAGATCTACCGTCCGTCCAGCGGGGTCGAGTATGATGGCCTGATAGGCCTTGACTCGGGCTACGTTGCGTTGGAGCTCCGCAGGCGTATAACAGATGCCTTGATGATGGATAACCGCGTCACGGGGCTGTCAGAGTTCCACACGGCGGTCTCTGGTGACTCGCTGTCGCTTTCCTTCGTGGTCAACACGGTTTATGGTGACATTCCCGAGGAGGTGAATGCATGATAGATTTCACGTCTCAAACCTATGCAAACATCCTGCAGGCAATGCTGGATCGGGTCTCGGACTCCTACGATAAGCGCGACACGTCACCCATCCAGACCGCTTTGGGGCCTGCGGCTTACGCTCTGGAGGAGTTCTACTTGGAGCTCGCCAAGGTCCAGCAGAGCGCCTTTATCCAGACTGCCGTTGGCGACGATCTGGACCAGCTCGCCATCATGGGCGGCATCAGCAGGAACGCGGCATCATCCGCGGTGAGGCTGGGCACGTTCAATGTGCAGGTCCCGATCGGGGCGAGGTTTTCCACCATCAACGGGGCTGACAGTATCAACTTCGTTGTGACGTCCTACGCTGGTCAGGTGGGCTCGTCTTACACCTATGACCTCACCGCCGAGACCGCAGGCTCCATCGGCAACGAGTACATTGGGGCCATCCTGCCTATCACCAGCATCGTGGGACTTACCTCTGCTACCATCTCGACCATTCTGGTCGCGGGCGAAGACGAGGAGAGCGACGAGGATCTGAGGGCACGTCTCATCGAGGCTCTGCTGGCGGATGCTTTTGCCGGGAACGTGCAGGCCTACAGGGAGCACGTGCTGGCCATCGCTGGCGTCGGCGGCGTGCAGGTCTATCCTGCAGGCAGGGGCGCGGGCACCGTGGTGCTGTCTGTTGTGGATGGCGACTACGACCCTGCGTCGGCATACCTCGTGAGCGAGATCCAGACGGATGTAGATCCCACCGTAAATCAGGGGCAGGGGCTGGGGTATGCTCCCATCGGGGCTACCGTCACCGTGATGGCTCCGACTGCGGTCGGGATCGATATAAACGCCACGGTCACCCTCGCACCGGGTAAGGAGTTTGGGCAGGTCGAACAGCCCATCATCGATGCGCTTGATGCCTACCTGCTCTCCATCCGTAAGTCGTGGGACACGAACGTCTCATCCTCTGCGGTCCAGTACAGCGCGGATGTGTATCTCTCGCAGATCACGTCGGCCATTGTGAGCGTGCCGGGGGTGCAGAATGTAACCGGCGTTACGATCGGGCGTCACGGGAGTTCTGCCGCGGCATCTGACATCTATCTCACCGAGAGTGGGGCCTTGCAGGAGATCCCGATTATGGGGACGGTGAATGTCCATGAATAGTGTCCGCGTCGATACTGATCTCATGGCCTATCTCCCGGTTTGGTATAAGGAGATCGAGGAATACCAGCAGATAATTGCGGCGGAGAAGGCTCAGGCGGTTACCCTGCTGTCAAACATGACAGCTGTGAAGGGTAACTTCTTTTTCGCCACGATGAATGAAGGCGCTGTTGCTGAATGGGAGCGCGTGCTGGGGATCATCCCGAACCCGGCCACCGAGACTCTGGAGTTCAGGCGCATGAGGCTGATAAACCGGCTGTCTACCAAGCCGCCGTTCTCGATTCGGTTCCTGCGTCAGAAGCTGGATGAGCTCATCGGGGCTGGGAACTACGTCCTGACTGTAGACGGCTCCGCATACACTATCTACATCGAGGCGTCTGCATCCAATCAGGGCTATGCCATCGAAGTGGCGCGGACCATCAACGCCATAAAGCCTGCGCACATCGTCTATGTGCTGACTCCGTTCCTGCAGGACTCCATCCTGATGAACGAAGCGGTATACGGCTCGGCGGTCATATATAACTATCGTTTGGGAAGCTGGGGGCTGGGGCTGAGTCCCTTCACCAGTCAAGGAGAGGAGCGTGAGTATAAGATGGCGGCTACTCCGTCAGTGCAGGAGGACCTGCTCAATGAGACCGCAGAGGGGATCATTGCAAACATCGCGAAGGCCCGCATCAACGGGTCATCGATAATCTCTGATCTTACAAAGTCGCGCTCTGGCAGTGTCGTCACGGTCTCTTATCCTGTGACGACCGCGGTCACGTCTCTGGTGACAAAGATCGAGTTTTTGGACGCAGATGATAATGTGCTGACTCTGTCAAACGTCTATGTGCCCATTGCTCAAACTACCACCATGAAGCACCTTATAAGCGTGCAGGAGGGCGTAAATGGCAACTAAACCTATTCAAACAAACCCGACTGCGGATCTGCCGACCACGTGGTCTAATGGGCAGACCGTGGCTCCGAACGGACCGGATGTCGGGCTCGCGGCTCAGTATGGGTATAACTACCTGAACGGGAAGGTGAACGAAGCGCTCACCGATGTGGGAGTAATCAACGACGCCTTTTCTGGCCTGCAGGCGGCTATTACCACTACTGGAATCCTGAAGGGCTCTAATGGGGCCATCAGCGCCGCTGTGGCGGGCACGGACTACGTGATCCCTTCCGGGAGCATCACCGGTACCGCAGGCGGTCTGTCAGCCACTCTGGGCGTCTCTAAGGGCGGCACTGGTAAGACATCTGTCACCAAGAACGCCATTCTCGCGGGGAATGCTTCGAGCACTACTGGGGCTCTGGCGGCTATCGCGACTGCGTCTGGTGCTCTCTATGCTACGGCGGCAAACGGGGCGGCGACCTTCGGGACTCTGCCTGTAGCTCAGGGCGGAACCGGGGCGACCTCTGCCGCAGGTGCTCTCACGAACCTCGGGGCCGCGGCGGCATCACATACTCATGCGGCGAGCGATATTACGGGGACGCTTGGCACGGCTCATGGCGGCACCGGCAACACCTCGGTGGACACCGCGCCGACCTCGGGATCAACCAAAATGGTCACGTCTGGTGGACTGTATACTACGTTCTCGAATAAGCTGGGGCGGACCACCAATGTGTCTGCCGCGGATACAAATTACACCACATATATGGTAAGAGGGGCGGCTCTGGTCGCGTCTGAAACCACGCCGACTAACAACGGTCAGATTGCATGGGTCTATGAGTAAGGAGGAACTATGGAAAAGGTAAAGATCAACAACGTTGAGTATCCTGCAGAGATCAGCGGGACTCTCCATGACAGCGCATGGGATGGCAGGGAGAGCAAGACCATTACCCTTGCGATGGAACCTGCGACTGCCGCGTCTCTTTTCGTGGACGGGGCGTCATGGTCGATCATCTCCGAGTGGGAAGACGATGGTCAGGCTATGCGCGAGGAGTACGACAACAGCGACTTCTCCGTTGCCGGTGACGTCATCGACCACCGTGATGGAACCGTCTCTGTGAAGATGGGAATGCCCACCGATCTGGAACTTGCATACGAACTGCTTTATGGAGGTGAGAACTAATGAGTAACAGAGCGAGAACCCTGCAGAGGCTGTACAACCGTGGCCTTGTGACTATCGAGGGCCTGCAGAAGGCCGTGCAGGATGGGACTATCACCGCTGAAGAATACAGGCAGATTGTAGGCGAGTAAAATGGCGCAGAAGACGAAGATCGGCGGAACTGCATACACGATCACGCACGGGCGGGCGAAGATCGGCGGGACCACCTACGACATCGGCGCGGGCAAGACGAAGATCGGCGGGACAGCGAAGGATATTGTTTTCGGCACGGTCCCGTATAAGTACCAGCAGGTGGCATATGTCGAAGCGAGCTCTGACGGCCCGTATATTGTGCTCCCAATAACGACACAAGAGGGGCTGAGGCTTGAATTTGAATGTATGCAGGTCGAGGGCTCAAGCAGAACAGAGACCTGCAGGATGGGATTTAGTGCTTCGAATAACAGGAAGCAATACTTCACTGGTTATAAAACTACATCGACAATCCTGAGCTATTATGGGCGGATTTACATCGGCAGTAAAACCGCTACGGCTGAGAGTCAGCCTTTGTTCCGAAGAGTCAGCGGTTCCTACGAAATGGTAAATGTCGTCGTGAATTTTGGTAATTACGGAACGACCAACACTGCGTCAGTAAAGGTCGAGGACGATTCTGCGTCGGTTAGCATTTCGAGTGCAATCTCTTTCGCGGGGAATCCTTTCTATCTGTACAGCTATAGCACAAGCTCTGCTCGCGCTGGTATTTTCGGCAGAGTGACCGCATATAACGGATCGGGAGCAGTGATCATGGACCTGTACCCTGTCAAGCGCAAATCTGATAATGTTCCCGGCTTCTGGGACACTGTCTCGAAGCAGTTTTTGACCAACGCAGGCTCTGGTTCTTTCAGTGTGGGGGCTAACGTATGATGGACCTTGTTACCAGAATGATCTGGGGATTCTATTCTTATGATGGAGGCCGAGGGAGTGGCAATTTTGGCCATGCGGGAAGGCCCGGGCAAATAGGCGGAAGCACCGCAAATAACTTGACTTTTGAAGAAGCAAAAGCTAAACTGACACTCAATAAATGTCGGACCAGCTCAGGCTGGAGCGAACTAAATCTGAAGAAGCATTTTGGAAGCGGCAAGAAAAGCGACCACAGTTCGGAATATCCCGGCTGGTCACAAGACCAATACCGTGACTGGTCGATATTGCTTTTGGAAAATGAACCCGACGGGGTTAGGCTTCTTGGGTTCGAAACAGATGAGCTTGTTTACAGACATTTTAAACCTACGAATGATTTCGCGATCGAGGGGAAGAAGACCAAGATTATTACAATGTTCAAGCCTGTGAAACGGACGGCATATTTCCACGGTGAAGCAAGAAAAATCCACAGGGGGAAGTAAAATGTTAAAACGAACGATTTGTCCATGTTGTGGGAAGCATGAAGTTGAAGAGTGGGAGTGTTGCCCTGTATGTGAATGGACAAACGACCCTGTTCAGGCAGATTATCCCGATATTACAGGGGAGAATACCATCACTCTAAATCAGGCGAAAAAACTCTATGCCTACTTTGGAACGATTGAAGTTGATGTCGATCCAGATTCGCTCGAATAAAAAACAGTAAAAGCGGACCATGCGGCCCGCTTTTTTCATGCAGTCTTTTGGGAAGGAGGCCCTATGATCAGGCTTACAACGCCTACGCACAGCTTTGTGTTCCCTGAAAATGTAGACCCGGCGGAGCTCGATTGGCTCCGCTTAACTTATGCTCAGAACGGGGTGATCCTGTTCGAAAAGAGACTTGCGGACATGACGATCGATGGGCAGACCGTGTCGATCGCGCTGACTCAGGAAGAGACGAAGCAGTTCTCTCCTGCGTATCCAAATGTGCAGGTCCAGATGAGGGTCGGGATCGGAGAGGTGGCTATGGCGACAAAAATCTTTAACGTACCGGTCGCGGATGTCTTAAACGACGAGGTCATACGGTCATGACCTTCAATGTGAAATTTGAGGAATGCTCCAAGCCTTTTGCCGCGGAGCTCATCACTGGTGATGCGACGTTCCCGCTGGAGATAGGGTCGACCGGCGACACATTTGTGGCGGATGAGTTCGAGACCTTCGTGGCGGTCACAGGTTCCATCGAGTGGGGCGCTTGCGTCTACGTAGATGAACCGGAGCAGGAGCTTGTGGTCTGTAAATAGGGGGTAAACATGGCCGGGGAGAAGTTCATAAAAAAGATCAGGCTAAGCGACGGGAGCGTGTACTACTTTTACGATGTGACCGCGGCCCGTGAAGCGGAGCTTGCGAACTACCTCGCTCTTTCCGGTGGAACGATGACGGGCGACGTAACGGTGGACGCCATCCTCACGGCTAAGCACCTACACGTCGTCTCAATAAATGACCGCGATATCGCGGTGTCAAACGTCCTTACGCAGGACGTGGCTACCGGCGAGATCCAGAAAAGGGATGCGAATGAGCTTTTGTCGGACATCGGCGGATGCTCTTTTAGCTTTGATGACAACCAAGGAATACTCGCGCTGAAAAACGGGAAATAAGGAGGCCTGTACATGGCAATAACACCAACTGGCACTGTTAAATATGTGCAACTCGGGAGCGATTACTACCAGATCGCCGCGGGGTATCTGATCGATTCCAATGGCAACACCCATAATTACGATGACATCGTGTCGGACCTGAGTCTGCCGATCGTGGTCGTATCGACTCTGCCTACGGCGTCTGCGTCCACTATGGGGAAGCTGTACCTTGTACCGGTATCCGGTGGGGCGAGCCCGAATGTAAAGCAGGAGTACATCACGTGGAAAGATGGAAGCTCGTATAAATGGGAGATGATCGGCACCACCGAGACCGACCTCTCCGGGTATGCGACTCTGTCACACACCCACACTGTAACTCCTAACAGCATGACGCTGTCTGCTACGGCCAGCGACGTTGCGGTCGGGGCAAACGGAACCGCGGCGGCTATTACCGGCTTCGGGGCACACACCACTGACAGCGTGCTGGGCGCGGATACCACCTTCGGGGCCACCGTCACTCCGTCCACCACGAAGCTCTCCGCCACTGCATCTGGAGGGAGCGTCTCTGTAAGCAGTACCGCCACCTTTGTGAAGTCGTACCCGGGCGCGACCAGTAAGCTGGCCACTACTTCGATCACCGGGACCAATGGCACTGTGACCGCATCGAAGGTCACCGCCACCGCAGGATCTGCGGCATCATGGGGTGCGTCTGTAGATGCTGATGGCGTCCTGTCGTTTGCATGGACCGCGAATACTCCGACCGCTGTAACGGCGACTGATGTCACCGCCGCCAAGGTCGCATCATCTGCTACTACTGTCGCCACGGGCGCTTTGAGCTCAACGGGTGCAGGCGGCACTGTCATGACCGGTCTGGGGACCGCGACTACCGGATCTGCGGCTACCGCGGTGAGCATGACTCAGCCCAGCATTACTCTGGCGTCTGGGACTACCGGCGACGTGACTGTAGCGACTGGCATCTCCAGTGCATCTGTCACCGTTGGGACGGATGATCTGGTCGCACCGATTACTGCTCTGGGAACGCCGACCACCGCCACCGCTCTTACCGGCGTAAAGGTCACGGCCCAGCCCACTGTGAAGATCAACAACGCGGCATCCGTCACCGTTGCGGCGGCGACTGCGGCATCCACCAGCACTGCGGTTGAACCGTAAAGGAGGCCCTTATGGCTGACGTGAAACAAATCACGGCGTCGGACGGAACGGTCTACGACATCGCGGATGTTACTGCTCGGAATGCGCTTGCGTCGAAGCAGGAGACTCTGGTCAGCGGGACCAACATCAAGACGATAAACGGCGAGTCCGTCCTTGGGAGCGGAAACATCACAATATCAGGCGGGAGCGACGTGCTCTTTGTGGCTGAGTACGGCACGACCACCTATGCGGAGATAAGCGCCGCGCTGGATGCAAATAAATTGCTGTTTTGCTACGTCAGCTGGAACGACATTGTCTGCCCGTATATCGGGGTGGTAAACAACCAGTATGCTTTCAGCAACCTCGGGGCAGGCGAGTCCACGGTATCGCTCTATGTGAATTCTTCCAGCACATGGAGCTATGCGACTTCGAATCTGGCGACGCAGAGCGCGGTCGATGGCAAGCAGGCGAAGATCACCGCATCTGGCATCCTTAAAGGGGACGGATCTGGAGGTGTGAGTGCGGCTACTGCGGGGACGGACTATCAAGCACCGCTCACCGCAGGCACCGACTATTTGACACCAACAGGACAGGCGGCGAGGGCTAAGTATCTGTCGAACTATTACCATGATGGGACTGGCACAACAGGAAGGCCGACGACAGCTAACATTGCGTCTGATAACTATGCAGGTTTGAAGAAATTCCTTGCGACCGGTTCAATGACCGAAGGAAAGCCTTCATCTGATGGGCACATCCTTCACATGGACTGGGACAATGGCACAAGGTGGGCGTCTCAACTTTACGTGAGCAATAGCGGCACACTTCTTGGGATAAGGGGCCAGACGGGAGCGTCCACGGCTACCAACGGCGGCTGGACCGATTGGCAGTATGCGTCTTTAGAAGGGCATGAGCACGCCGCAGAGGACATTACCTCTGGGACTCTGCCTGTAAACAGGGGCGGCACTGGAGCGGCATCCTTTACGGCAAATAGGGCGATCATCTCAGGTTCGTCAACGACCGGCGCATTTACGACACGTGCCATCACAAATAACACGACGGCGACGTCTGCCATCACGGGGAGCACCAATCTGCTGACCATGAACACGCTGAAGAATGCACTGAACCGCGCTACAGGCGTCGCATCGGCGGATACGGGCTACACCACCTATATGGTCCGAGGGACCGCTCTGGTGTCGTCTGAAACCACGCCGACGAATAACGGCCAGATCGCATGGGTCTATGAATAGGGGGCTGGAATGGACGAGAATCTTATCCGCGTCTTGACCGAGACTGAGGCCCGGTCCAAGTCGAACCAGCACCGGCTGGACACTCTGGAGAGCAAGATGGACGCTCTCAACTCCCTTGCTACGTCCGTGGCGGAGATGGTGGTTGAACAGCGCCACATGACCGATGAATTAAAGAGTATCAAGGGAGATCTAAAGACTCTTGAAAAAGCACCGGCGATCCGCTGGACCAAACTCATTGACGCGGCTATCGCGGCCATCGTTGCCGCTTTTATAGCATGGTTTTTACATTAAGCAGTCAACGCGTTGAACGCGTTGGGAAGGAGAAAAATGGAATCTAAAGCAAGAATGATGTATCAGAAGTATCCGAAACTTTTTATGCAGATGTTCCTTCATTCTGTGGACGTCGACAAGGATCACCCGGACGACAATTCGGTCATCTACAGCAAGTTGATGGCCAATGCGATGGGGAAGTCCGAGCCCTACTGGACTCCCGATGCCGTGGATATGGAGCCCATTTACGAGGACTTCAGGAAGCTGGTTCCGGAGGAGAAGGAGGAGAAGTAATGGGCGAGGGCTTTTGGAAGGCCGCAGGCATCAGGGCCTTACGCACCATCTGCCAGACCGCAGTCGCGTCTATCGGGACCGCGGCTTTTTTAACTGATGTCAACTGGATTCAGGTCGTCAGCGCATCTGCTCTGGCTGGCCTGCTGTCGATCTTGACCAGCATCGCCACCGGTCTACCGGAGGTGTAGCATGAAGGTCAAGGTCATCACCGACTGCGGGACCACCTACACCGCTACGGTGGAGAAGAACGTGCATCTGGGGCCGCATTTTGCCCTCTACGAGCTTGCGAATAACCGCGGGCGGGCGGATCTCCCACAGTGGATCGACAGCCCGCAGTCGCGGCTATTTCTGGTCATGCTCGAGGAGTTTAGGACATGGTTCGACCTGCCGATGGTTATCTCATCCTGCTACCGCCAGCCTGACTTTAACCGGTCCGTGGGTGGTGATCCGCGGTCAGCCCATCTTATGGCATGCGCCGCGGACTGGCACGTCAAGCACAACGATCGGCAGAGGACAAACGTCACGAACCGCTGGTCTAAGATCCTGAAGGAGCACGGCGTGATCGGTGCAATCAATTACTATTCAAACGGGTATCACCTCGAGGCGTTCTCGGACCAGTGCTATGGCAACAAGGCATTCAAGGTCCGCGACTACCGCCACACTGCAAAAGACTGGTAACGGGCTTTTGCTTTCACCGTTCCCATATACCTCCTTTGTTATGGCTCCGGGCTTCGGCTCGGGGCCTTTTCTTTTTGCTCACAAAAGAGAAATTTTAGAATTAAAGTAAAATTTTAGTTGACAAGTATCTGGACCAGAGTTAAGATGCACACAACTTAAAGAACAGCACCGCATGAGGAGGTAAGCGAAATGGCAAAGACTTTATACATCGAAGCAGAATCGTTCAGGGGTAATACGATTTTTGGAGCAAATGTACCGCCATACGGATACGGGCTGGAGCATGTCGAGGACGTCAACACCGGGAAGAAGTACACCGTAATCTTCAAGGGCGACAAATACTACTCCTACGAAGAGCGCGAAGACGGAAGCCTGATTTACAAGTTTTAAGGAGGTAGAACATGGAATACAAATACGGTATGAAGCTCAGGGGGTTCTCCCCGATGTGCCAGCCCATGAATGGGCTGATCCGCAGGGAGGACTCATGGAAGAGGCGCTGGTGGGATGTGCTGGTCTACGACCGCAAGCTCACCGAGGAGGAGCTCAGGGACTACGATCTGGAGGAGGTGGAGTAATGCTTCAGTATGTGTTCCGGGTGACCGGAGCGTATCTGCAGGATGGCGAGCGCAGGACCTTCGACCGGGAGGTTCCTGCCGAGACCAGCGGGCAGGCCATGACGATGGTCATTGGTAATCTCGCATGGAACTGCAGTATTCTCGGGTATACGTTTTTCTTGCTGGATGTCAATTGCGATTATGCGGAGGCAAATAATGAAGACTGATTACATGCTGTTGGAGATGGCGCTCCGGGAATGGGAGCAGAAGGTCCTGCAGGCCTACGCACAGCGCAGGGAGGACCGAGTGATGGTCAGCACCTACCAGATGGTCGAGGATGTGGACCGGATCATCGCAGACGCGTTTGACCGGTCTCCGGTCCTCGGAGAGTGAAGATCCGCCGCAAGGCGGATTTTTTCTTTTGTACCCATCAATGGCAGAAAATAAATCTTTACAAATTTAGCAAAATTTAGTTGACAAGCCCTCGAACCAGAGTTAAGATGCACACAACCTAAAGGATAGCACCGCACAAGGAGGTATGAAGATGAAAGAGCAGAGATGGGCACTGAAGTACGAGGGCAGGGATGGTCAGGTGAAGGTCTGCTATCCGAGATCTGAAGCGAAGAAGGATGAACAGCTCCGGGTCTGCCGGGAGCACGGCATCAGGGTGATCTCCTGCAGGAAGCTGTACCCGTTCAGCACCATGAAGAACCAGCACAACTTCGACCTGATCCACACTTTGGTGATGATTGACCTGTATGACATCTGGAACGGCGACAAGAAGGTCAGCGACGCGGAGTACAGCAGGCTGGAAGATCTGAGGGACAAGTCAGAGCGGTTCTTCTCTCTGGAGCTCCCGGTGGCATGGCTGGAGTGGGAAGACTGGAAAGAGGCCAACGAGCTATCGCAGATGGCGATCCTGCACAGGCAGGAGGCCTGCATCAGGAACGGCAGACCGGATCTGGTGACGTACTGTTAAATGGGAACCCGCCACGGAGGTAACGATGGCAGAAAGGAGTCTTTATGACAACCATAAATATTTCTGGCGTGATCAATGCCTGCGACACTCTTTCACACAGGATCATCACCGTGGGCGGCGAACGAAGGGGCTCTGCGTTCCTGTTTGACCAGTGCATGAGAGCATTTGACTGCAAACTGCCTGCTGAAGCGGTCACGTTTTCCGTTTTCATCAACGCTCCGGTCATGAAAACCGGCGAGGCAACAATCCACCGTGATGGACGATTGGAGATGCGGCCAGTTTAATCAATAATCCCGCCACGGAGGTAACGATGGCAAGAGGGTACGGAAATGAAGTATGATTTCTCGAACAACGAATACATCAATGAGCACGGCAAGGCTCCGAAGGGGACCGGCCACTGGGCGTTCATCGTCGAGAACGCGAAGCTCGAGGAGATCTCTCCCGAGGTCTATCTGGATCAGGTCAGCGCATACCAGACCGACACCGTGTTCTGGGTTCCGGGTGTCTGGACCTTAACCGAAGCAAAAAAGAGAGCGAGCGTCATGCTCGCCGCGAATGCAGTACCGGAGTGCACCGTGTATGTCGCACCGTGAACGGCCCTTCGGGGCCGTTTTTCTATGACCTATTCTGCAACCAAAACCGCCGCGATGCTTGAAAAACCGGCATCGGCGTTGGGTTCGAATCCCACCCGCTCCGCCACGGTGATAGCACCATAAGTATGATTATCATGCTTATGGTGCTTTTATTGTGGCTTTAGCAACAATAAACCACCAGCTCTGCTGGTGGAATAAGAAATCTTTAGATTCAAGTATAAAAACCTCCGAACTCCATATAATAAGAGCGATTCCCCAATCGCATCATTACCAAAGAGAGGAGGTTTTTATCAATTGGATAGTAAAGACATCCAAAGTTTATCACATTCCAAATGGCGATGCCAATACCACATAGTGTTTGCACCGAAATACAGAAGACAGGAA